CTAATAGAGGCATTGATAAACTCATAGGAAGAAAAGTAAGTCAGGCAAAAAATCCGCCAGATATTGGAGTTAGATTGGATCAACCACACTCTCATGGTCAGGGGCCAAATAAAGACTTACATTTTGCGTCATTGAAACTTACTCCAGGAACTGCAAGTAATAACGGAACTGGAGCAATTGATAAGCTGGGCAAAGAAGATCCAGAAAAACATATACCAACTAAATTCGATGAGATTTGGAAAGCTGGCAGAAAAGTTTCAGGCATTGGTGATAGAACAATATCTCAACTTTCTGACCTAAGAAGAAGTGTAGATAAAAGAAATAAACCACAAGATGTTGACCCAGAAAAGAAAGCCCTTTATGATAGAATAAATCAAACGTATCAAACTACAAGACAAGCAGTTCTCGCACATCATAAAGAAGCATTTGACGGTGCAACTTTAGCACAACAAAGAGAACATCTTAGTCATTTTATGAAAGCCTCTCCTGACGCAAGTTATCATTATGTTGTTGGTGAAAAGGGCGGTAAATCTGTTCCAATTGACGAACATCCAAATGTTGTTGCTTTGAGAAATGCAAAATCGTTTCATTCTGAAGTAAGAGGATCGAGAATGCATGTATACGATCATTTAGGTAGACATCTTCTTTCTGTGGAACATAGATCAACACATGGTCCATGGTCATCAACACAGGCAAATGCTAAATTTGAAAGTTTGAAAGTAAATAAAAAAATTGCAGGTCAACCTACAGAACAATCTAATTCTCCTATATCAACAGCAGCAAAAATAATATCAGCAAAAAGAAAAACTACTAAAACGCAAGTTGCTCCTGTTGAAGCTGCTCCTATTTCACAGACACCAGTTCAAAGACCATCATCAGGAGGATTTGGCGAGTATAGGGGCGATGGACCAAGACATTATCAAGCATACGTTGACAGAACCCACGGCGGATATCAGGATTCAGGAATATGAGAATAGATTTCAAAACATTTCTTTTAGAACAAGCAGCTGCTCCAGAAGGCAAGCCATTAAAGCATCTTCGTCATATTGAAGATTATGTTATTCATGGCGGTCATGAGGGAGTTGCTGCTGCCGATGAACATCTTCGTGGTATGCATGACATGTTACTTGGTAAAAGATCTCCTTTGCATGCTTCTACAAAATACGATGGCGCTCCGTCAATTGTATTTGGTCAGCACCCAGAAACTGGGCAGTTTTTCGTAGCATCAAAGTCTGCGTTTAACAAAAACCCAAAGATTAATTTCACCGATGAAGATATTGAAAAGAATCATGGACATGCTCCTGGATTGGTCGAGAAACTAAAACATGCGTTGAAGCATCTTCCCGGTGTTATGCCAAAAGAAGGCGGAGTTTATCAAGGCGATCTTATGCATACAGAAGGAGATGCAGTCTCAAGGGGTGGTAAAACTTCTGTAACACCTAACACTCTTACATATTCTGCACCAAGTAATTCGCCTGAAGGCAGAAATATGAAAAAGAAATTAGGTGTAGTTGTTCATACAAAATATACTGGTCGTGGTGGTTTACAAAGTATGTCAGCTCAACCACTTGATGCTAAGACACGTGCTAAGTTTAAAGATCATCCTGACGTTAATAATATTGATCCTACTATAGATGTTAATCCAGCTAACTATTCTCCTGAAGAACAAAAAGCATTCCTTAATCATATGGATAAAGCAAAAAGAGCTTATGCTTCTATGAAACCAGAAGCTATGGATGCTATTGCTGGGCATGGTGAACAACTAGAAGCTCATGTTAATAATATGATTAGAACTGGTGGTAATGCTTCTGTTCAAGGATATATGGATCATTTGACTGCTCGTCATCAGAAAGATCTTGAGAAAGTTAAGACAGATGCAGCCAAACAAAAAAGAATACAGGCGCATGGTGAATTACTTTCTCATATTAGTAACAACAGAGATCATTTCGATAAGTTATTGAAGGTTCATGGGCATTTGCAAGACGCTAAGAATGTATTGACTAATGTTCTAGCAAAGAACTCTCCATACGAACATAGTGTTGCTGGTGAACACACTGGACCAGAAGGAACAGTTGTTGTTGATAAGAAAGGCAATGCTTCTAAATTTAATAACAGAAGAGAATTCAATCGCCTAAATTTCTTGAAGGGCGCATTCCAGAAACAGCAGGTAGCAAATGCAGAAGATCAACTTCAGTAATTTTTTAATTGAATCCGATCGTTCAACTCATGTAATGACGTTCATGAGAGCCAATCCGCCAACGATTGGTCATGAACGAGTTGTCAATCATGTTACAGATCTTGCTAAAAATTTAGATGCAGGTCATAGCATTGTTTTATCTCATTCGCATGATGGTGATAAGAACCCATTAACTGCTGAACAAAAGCTAAGACATGCTAAATTGGCATTTCCCGGAGCCAATGTATCAACTTCTTCTCCTGAACGCCCTAATATCATGAATCAAGTTTCTAATCTTTATGGTAAAGGTGTGAGAAACTTACATGTTGTAGTTGGTCAAGATAGAGTTGATCAGTTTGATAAATTGCTAAATCAATATAAAGGCGTTGAAGGTGCACATGGTCATTATGGCACTGATATGAACATTACAGTTCATTCAGCTGGTGGTAGAGATCCAGACGCTGAAGGAATTGAAGGTGTATCTGGAACTGGTCAAAGAGTTCACGCAAGAAATAATAATTTTGAAGGATTCCGTGCAGGCGCACCAAGTCATATGACTGACGAGCAAGCAGCTTCGCTTATGAATGATATTCGTAATGCTAAACCACCAGAGAAACCAGTAAAACCAACTAAGAAAAAACTAAAAGAAGAAACAGTTGCTGGTGGCGAAATGGTAAGAGGGTTTGGTGATGTTTCTGGTAATCCAGCAGTTCAGAACGATCCTTTGCAACAATATATTGGTGCCAATGCTTTAGCAAAAGATCAACAAAACGGCGCTTTGATGAAAATGATGAAAGACAGTCAATATAATTTGATTGGGTTTAAAGAGTTTAATCCACGCACTGTTACTAGAGATAAATCATTAGAGTATTGGAACTCTGATGAAAATGGCGACTTCTTAAAATCTAGAAAGAAAAAATAATGGCACAGTTTCGTAAAGATACACATCAATATTTGCCTGATAATAAAACATTATTTGAAGTTGTTATGCTCGCCGATCAATATGGTAATCAAGTTGGACCAGCAAACCCAACAGGAACTGCTGTTGATGCTTTTGGTAGAGCCAGAGTATCAAGCCCACTAACTCTTTTTGATTCTTCTCACCGTTATCGTGACAACAATCTATGGACCACTTCTAATACTGCTGGTGGAACTTATGCGTTTTCTGAAAATGAAGGTCTTGTAAATCTTAATTTAACAACCGCCAACAATGCAGAAATCATTCGTGAGACAACTAAGGTTTTCTCTTATCAACCAGGCAAGTCTTTACAAATTTTACAAACATTTGTCATGCAGCCTAAGACTAATGTTCGTCAGCGTGTAGGTTATTATGGCGCCAACAATGGCATTTATCTTGAGGTGGCAAATAATACAGCATATTTGGTTGAAAGGTCTTTATCATCAGGAGTAATGCAAGAAACGAGAGTAGCGCAGTCTAATTGGAATTATGATACTCTATTAGGCGCTGATACTTCGAGTCCATCTGGTATCACTTTAGATTTATCAAAATCGCAGATTATGTTTATTGATATTGAATGGCTTGGTTTGGGAACAGTAAGATGCGGTTTTATTATTGATGGTAGAATAATTCACTGTCATTCATTTCACCATGCTAATTATATCACGTCAACATATATGACTACAGCTTCTCTACCTTTGAGATATGAAATAAAGAATACAGGCGTAACTGCAAGTAATACAACTCTAAAACAAGTATGTTCCACTGTTATTTCTGAAGGCGGATATGAACTAAGAGGTCTTCAACAAGCTGTTGGAACTGCTATTGGGACGCCAAGAGATTTGACAACAGTTAATACATACTATCCAGTTATCTCAATTAGATTGAAGGCTTCTCCTAATAGACTTGATGCTATTGTTATTCTTACTGCGCTATCATTAATGGGTATTACTAATAATGCTAATTATAATTGGCGAGTTGTAGCATCAGGCACAAGTACTGGTGGAACTTGGAATAGCGCAGGAACTGATTCTGCTGTTGAATATAATCTTACAGGAACAAGTTTTGCGGACGGTAGAATTTTGGCTTCCGGATGGACCACTGGTTCTAATCAGGGTTCAAGTCCTGTTGATATTTTAAAAGAAGCACTATTTAAGTTTCAGCTGGAAAGAAATGGACTTACTTCCTCTCCTTATGAGTTAACATTAGTTGCTGCAACAGATTCTGCAGGCGCTGATATATACGCTTCTATGGACTGGGAAGAGATCTCAAGATAATATTTTTTATAAATAAACAGTCAGTGCGAGTATAAAAGGGTACGCCAGACCTCGCATATATAAGGAAAGCCCAAGGGAAACTCCAGATGAAAAAGTTTACTACATTTGAAACTCAGCTAGGCGAGTCTGTCGTACTCACTGACAAGGCCAAATTATCTCTTTATAAAAAATCCTCAAATTCAGGCATCTCCACGGATATACTAGAAGAAGTGTATCGTAGAGGTTATTCAATCTGGAACGAAGCCTTTGGCGGAACTCCGGATTCATTTGCATTTGACCGAGTAAATTCATTTATCGCTGATGGTTTTGCTGCCCAGCTTGATGAAGACCTAAAGAAAGCATGCTGGAAGGGCTATGAAGCCATTGGCATGAAGAAGAAAAATGGTAAGACCGTTCCTAATTGCGTTCCAGTTAAGGAAGAAGAATTAAACAAGCCAGTCATGACTCCTGCCCAACTTGCTGATAAGCACGGGGTTTCAGTTGAGTCAATTGACAAGGCTCTTAAAGCAGGCATTAAGGTTGAGAAAGAACACACAACCCATTCAGCTGATGCCAAAAGAATTGCTTTAGCCCACCTCGGCGAAAAGCCAGATTATTATAAGAAATTAGATAAAGCTGGACTGGAAGAAAATGCTGAGAAGCATTCCAAAAATCCAGACGATCCGGCTTCAAGATTTATAGGGAGCAATGAATTGGTAGACATTTATAAGAAAGAAACTCCTGGTCAGCTTATCAAGCGTGTTGTAAGAGAATGCCTTGAAGAAGGCGATGTTATTCATACTAAGTTTGCTGTGAAAAATTTACAGAAGCGTGGCATCGAAGGTCCGCATAAAGCTGGCGCTCAAGATTTGATGCGTAACTGGGCTAAACATCCATTTGATTGGGAAGCCGATGATAAAGTTTCTTATCATGGAACAACTGCACGTATTCATAAAGATGGAAAGCACATAGACGTAGACGCTGGTGCACATGGAATAGATCCTGATATTAAAACAAAAATAATTAGAAAACAGGCTGCAAAGAAAACTGGCAACGTTGTAAAGATTAAAGAAGCTGCAATGCAGGCAACAACTGCTCCTGCTCCAACTGCTGCTGATATGGGTCCTAAAAGACTCAGTAGATATCAGACAACTCAGCAGACAAGCACTATTGGTAATCAGGGTTTTAATCGTTCTGGTCCAATGGGAACTCATATCAATCCTTCGTCGCCAACTACACCAAGAGGCGTGAGATCAATGACCTCTGGTTCAACTCAGGCAACAGCAAAAACATTAACACCACAGCGTGTTTCTGCCAATCAACCAGCACCAAAGACAGCTTCTGCTCCAGCATCTGCTCCAAAGCCATCAGCCAGTTTCGGTTCTTCTTCAAGACCAACTACTGTTAGTGCAACATCTGGTGGGATGGAAAAGAGTGGCGGATATAAACTATCATCAGGAATGAGCGATGCTGGTAAGGCTAAAGTAAAGCCAGCTGCACCAGTTCAGATTCCTGCAGGCGCTGGCAAAGCAGTAAACGTTCTAAGTAAAGTAGCTAAGTTTGCTGGACCAGTTGGTGCAGCTATTGGATTGGTTGCTGACGCCAAGCCATTGAACAAGGGCGAAGATGAATTTGCTCGACAGAAGTCACTAGGAATTACTAAGCCAAACGTAACTCCTGGTATGGGAAGCACAAAGAACATTGAGCCTGTTAAGGGCGGAGCAATTACAACTAAGGCTCCTGACTATTACAAGGGTAAGGTTGGCGATTACACTGTAAAAGCTGGTGATACTCTTTCTGGTATTGCTTCAAGAACAGGTCAATCAGTTTCAGATCTAGCAAGCAAGAATAAGTTTGATAGCGAAAACAAGATTGCCGCTGGATCTAAGCTATTTACTGGTAGCGTTCCAACACCACCATCAAGACCAGAAACTGAATCAGGTTCAACTAAAAAGAAAATTAAAGAAGCGATTTCAGAAGCCACATATAAGGGAAAGAAAGTTCCTTTGAATAAGCCAATGGCTGGCGATGTTAAGAAATCAAAAGTTTTCGTTGATCCTGATGGCGATGGTAAGGCGCAGAAGGTAAACTTCGGTGACAAAAGCATGTCTATCAAAAAAGATCAGCCTGCTCGTAAGAAATCATATTGCGCAAGATCTTCAGGTCAGGGTAATCTAACAAATAAAACCAGTGCTAATTATTGGTCAAGAAGAGCCTGGAATTGCGAAGAGACTGAGGAATAATCATGATTGGTAAGATCGAACCATACGACGCATTGAAGGTTGCATTAGCAGACACTTACGTATTCAGCGTAAAGGTTCAGGGTTATCATTGGAATGTAACAGGTCCACATTTCTCTGAATACCATAAGTTCTTTGGCGAATTGTATTCAGAAGTAAATGACGCTGTTGATGTCATTGCCGAATCTATTAGAACATTTGATGCCTTTTCTCCTGGTTCTATGAAAAGATTTCTAGAGCTAACAACTATTGAAGAAGCAAATAATATTCCTGACAGTCTAGTTATGATTAGTAAACTAGCCGCTGATAATGAAAGAGTTATTGCTTCTATAACTGCTGCTTACGAACTTTGCGAAAAGCATAAACATTACGCTGTATCAAATATGCTACAAGACCGTCTAACTGCTCATCAGAAGCATGGTTGGATGCTAAGATCTTTCATAAAGGCATAAAAATGAAAAGTTTAGAACACATCATCAGAGAAATCCGTGAAGGTAAGGGTGTAAAGGCAGATAAGAAAAGTCTTGAACACTCAATTCGTAAAGTTGTTACAAAAGAATACGAATCTTCATATGGCGCTAAAGATAGCAAGCCAGTAGAAGAAACTGTTGGTGTTGTTGGTACAGACAAGTATCAAGGCACAGAATTTAAATCAATTAGAACAGCAACTCCACATATTAAGCCACCAGCTGGTGAAGGTAGTCATTCACAGGCTCCTGAAAACGCTTCACGTCAAAGAAACATTGCTAAGGAAAGAGCTGGTATCAATAGAGTTGAAGAACAAGCTGTTCCTATGGTCAGAGTTCCAAATATTAGATTAAGACCTAGATTGGGCGAACCTGCAAGAAAATTGCCAGAACCAGAGCCAGCACCAATTGCGCCCGAAAAACCAAATATTCCTGATAAAACTCCTGGTAAAGAGCCAATGCCTGCTCCAAAGCCAGATAACGATCCAGGTCCAGTAAAACCTTCAGAAAAGCCTACTGAGAAACCTTCTGAAAAACCAATTAAAACTCCTGGACAACAACCAGAGCCTTCTACAAAACCTTCTCAAAAACCATCAACTGCTCCAGAAGTTGCGCCAGCACCACAAAAGGCTCCTGCTCCTGAAACTGCTCCGGTGCCAAAAACAAAAACGCAACCA